TGAGACGGCTATAAACACTTTGATGGAGGGTTGTAAGTACGATTTAACAAGAAGAAGAGTATTAGAAGATCTTACAGTTCTAGGTATTGGTGCTACTAAAACTACTTTTAACTGGTCTGAAGGAGCTAAGGTAGAATACGTTGATCCTGCTAACTTAGTTTACTCACATACAGACTCCCCGTATTTTGATGATATATATTATGTTGGTGAGGTAAAACATATACCTATAAACGAAGTAGCTAAAGAATTTCCTCACTTAACTGAAAGTCAATTACAAGAAATACACTCTAAGCATAATCACAGAGGAGTTGGTAATGGTTATGCTAGTAATGGTGATAAAAATAAAGTTGCTGTACTGTACTTTAACTATAAAACATTTATGAATGATGTTTACAAGGTTAAAAAATCTAAATCAGGAGCTGAGAAATCTATATCAAGAGACGATAGTTTTATGCCACCCGCTGGAGCAAGCGATTACTCTAAACTGCAAAGAACTGTAGAGTGTTTGTTTGAAGGAGCTTTAGTCTTAGGTACTGACTTATTGTTAAAGTGGAAAAAAGCTGACAACATGATGAGAACTAAGAGTGATTTTAACAAGGTTAAAATGAACTACTCTATAGTTGCTCCAAAAATGTATAACGGTAAAATAGAATCAATTGTAAGTAGAATTACTAGCTTTGCCGATATGATACAGCTAACTCACCTTAAACTTCAACAGGTGTTGTCTAGAATGGTTCCTGACGGTGTTTATTTAGATATAGATGGTTTAGCTGAAGTTGACTTAGGTAATGGAACTAATTATAATGCTCAAGAAGCTTTAAACATGTTCTTCCAAACTGGATCTGTTGTTGGTAGATCATTTACTCAAGATGGTGATCAAAACCCAGGAAAAATACCTATACAAGAAATTTCAAATGGAGCTGGTGCAGGTAATAAATTACAAGCACTTATAGGTAACTATAACTACTATCTACAGATGATTAGAGATGTGACTGGTTTAAACGAAGCTAGAGATGCTTCAACTCCAGACTCTAGATCATTAGTTGGTATACAAAAATTAGCAGCAGCAAACTCTAACGTTGCAACTAGACACATATTAGATGCTAGTTTGTTTTTAACAGTAGAAACTGCTGAGCAATTATCTTTAAGAATATCTGACATACTAGAATACTCACCAACTAAAGATGCTTTCATACAACAAATAGGAGCTCATAACGTGGCTACTTTAGATGAGATGAAAGAATTACACTTATACGACTTTGGTATATTTATCGACTTAATGCCAGATGAAGAGGAGAAGCAAGTGCTAGAGAATAACATACAAATGGCTATACAACAAAAAAGCCTAGATATAGATGATGCTATTGACATACGAGCTGTTAAGAATTTAAAAATGGCTAATCAGTTAATAAAATACAAGAAGAAAAAGAAGCTAGAGAGAGAACAAGCTATGTCAGAGCAAAATATAAAAGCTCAAGGCGAGTCTCAACAACAGACAGCTCAAGCGGCAGCTCAGTCTCAAATGCAAGCTAACCAAGCTAAAGTGGAAGCTGAAATGAAGTCTGAAGAACAAAAAAACGGTTTGAAAATACAATACATGGAAAAAGAAGCTGCAATGAAAATGAAGCTAATGGACCATGAGTTTGAGATAAACAAGAAGTTGAGGGAGATGGATAACCAAGCTTCGTCTGCAAAAGAAACTCAAAAAGATGATCGTAAAGATAATCGAGAAAAAATGAAGGGAGAACCTAAAAACTTTGAGTCTGCTAATGATAGCATGCAAGGTGGAATGGGTGTATCAGGATTAACAAGTAACTAATTATTTAATATTATTTTATCATGGAAGAAAACAAAGAAGACGTTGTCGAGGAGACTACGCAAGAACAACCGTCACCGGTATCAATAAACGATGATGGTGATATAAAACTAGATTTAACAAAAGTAAAAGTAGAAGAAACTGTAGAACCTGAAGCTGAAAAAGTTGAAGAAGAGGTTGTGGAACCAGTAGCTGAAGAAAAACCTATTGAAGAGGTTACTGAAGAAGTTGTTGAAGAAACGCCACAAGCTACAGAAGAAGACATAGTAGACATACCAGAAAACGTTCAAAAACTAATGGACTTCATGGAAGAAACTGGTGGTAATCTACAAGACTATGTTAAATTAAACACAGACGTCAAGGAAATGGATGATTCTGAGGTTTTAGAAGATTATTACAAATCAACAAAACCTCATCTTGACGGTAAAGAAATTAATTTCTTATTAGAAGACCAATTTTCTTTTGACGAAGAGGTTGATGATGAGAAAGAAGTAATGAGAAAAAAGTTAGCCTTAAAAGAGCAAGTTGCTGAGGCTAGAGCTCACTTAGAAGAGTCTAAATCTAAATATTACAATGAAATCAAAGCTGGTTCAAAGCTTACGAGTGAGCAACAAGAAGCAATTGATTTCGCAAACAAGTACAATCAGGAGAACGAGCAGAACACGGAGGTTATAAAATTACAACAATCAGCGTTTCAAGATCAAACTAAAAAAGTATTTAACAAAAACTTTGACGGATTTGAATTTAACATCGGTGATAAAAAAGTAACTTATAACATTCAGGACGTTGACAATGTGCGAGACAAGCAGTTAGACATTAATAATTTCGTTGGAAAGTTTCTAAACGATAAATCAATAATGGAAGATGCTGCTGGTTATCACAAAGGATTGTTCACTGCGATGAATCCTGATGCAGTAGCTAAACATTTTTACGAGCAAGGTAAATCAGATGCTATAAAGCAAACGGTTGCCAACTCTAAAAACATTAATACAGCAAGAGAATCTCATAAAGTTTATGAAGGTGACAACGGTATTAAGTTTAAAGTTCTAGGAGATAGCGGTAATGACATGAAACTACGAATTAAAAAAAGAAAGTAAACGATTTACTTTCATAAACTTAAAACATATTAAAATATGGCAACAGGTGTACCGGCTGCTGGATATACTCCAGCACCAAAAAAACAAGCGTTGGCATCAGCTTATTTAGATTTCACAAATGGAACTAATGACTGGGCACAACAATATTTACCAGACCTTATGGAGAAAGAAGCAGAGGTGTTCGGAAACAGAACAATCTCAGGTTTTCTTTCACAAGTAGGAGCTGAAGAGTCTATGGCTTCTGACCAAGTAATTTGGACAGAGCAAGGTAGATTACATTTATCATACAAATTGGTAAACATAACTCAAGGATCAGGAGGTGTTAAAGATGCAGATCTTACTTTTGCTGGAAACTCTACTGACGTTGATGGAAACGTAGTAGCTGCAACAGCTCACGGTATTCGTCCAGGTGACATGATTTTAGTTTCAGATGCTGATGCAACTGCTAGAATGTATGTTGAAGGAGTAACTACTGCTGGTGTTGTACAAGCTAAGCGTTACGATGGCGCTAATGCTGTAGGTTCTGGTTCTGGTGAAATGGCAACTGGAGGTGATGTATCTATATTAGTTTATGGATCTGAATACTCTAAAGCTACAACTGGTAGAGTAGGAGCTAATGCTCCATCTTTCAAATCTAGAACTAACAAGCCGATTATATTAAAAGACAAGTATGAGATCTCAGGATCTGATGCGTCTGCAATTGGTTGGGTTGAAGTTTCTGGTGAAGAAGGACAATCAGGTTACTTATGGTACCTAAAAGCTTCAGGTGATACTAAAGCTAGATTTTCTGACTACTTAGAAATGGCAATGATGGAATCAGTGTCTGGAGCTGGAACAGCACCAACAAGTGCTGGTACTAATGGTATAGGCGTTACTGGTACTGAAGGTTTATGGGAAGCTCTAGAAACTAGAGGTAACATATCTACTACACTAGATAACACTGCTACTTTAGCTGAGTTTGATTCAATCATCGATCGTTTAGATGAGAATGGTGCAATTGAAGAGAACATGATGTTCTTAGATAGAGCTACTTCTTTAAATATTGATGACATGCTTGCTGGATTAAATGGAGCTGCTCAAGGAAATGGTACAACTTCAAATACTGCTGGTTCTTCTTACGGTGTATTTAACAACGAAGCTGACATGGCATTGAACTTAGGTTTCACTGGTTTCCGAAGAGGTTCTTATGACTTCTACAAGTCTGACTTCAAATACTTGAATGATAGATCAACTAGAGGGTTAATCAATGCTACTGACGCTACTAACGCGATTCACGGTTGCATGATACCTGCTGGTGTTTCTTCAGTGTATGACCAAACTTTAGGTAAAAACTTAAAGAGACCATTCTTACACGTGAGATACAGAGCTTCTCAATTAGAAAGCAGAAAGTACAAAACTTGGACTACTGGTTCAGTTGGTGCTACTACTTCTGATTTAGATGCGATGGAGATGCATTTCTTATCTGAAAGATGTTTAGTTGTTCAAGGTGCAAATAACTTTGTATTGATGAAAGGATAAACATTATCTTTTAAAAGAACCGGGGCTTCGGCCTCGGTCCTTTTATTTTTTTATTAACTTATATTATATTATATTATGGCAAAAACAAAAAAAGCTTACGCAGGAGATCCTGGCGATGAGCATGTAGAAAAAGTGGTAGAAACTCCAGTTATGGAAGCGCCACCGGTTGTAGAACAACCAAAAAGAAAAGAACCTAAAAAAGAAATTATTAACGATTGGGAAGTTAAAGATCGTATATACTTACTAAGTGATGGTTCGTCACCTTTAACTTTTGGTGTTAAAGCAAATAAGATTTATTACTTTGACAAGGAAAAAGGTTACGAAAGAGAAATCATGCTAACTGAAAATCAAAACACTCCATTTGTAGATGAAATGAAAGGTCAAATAAGACCAGGGAGAATATTGTTTAGAAACGGAACGTTAGCAATACCTAAGGAAAAAGTAAACTTTCAAAAGTTTATGAGTATATATCACCCAAGAGTTAACAAGCTTTATCATGAAGTTAAACCTGCCGCAAG